AGATCAACAAGCTCCTTCTGCTGCTCCACCTACTAAACCAGGTGAACCATCATGGACAGACAAATTAACCAAAGCAATTACCGATCCAAATACATTGGCTAAACTTGGCTTGACTGCTGGATTAGGTGCTTTTGGTGCAAGTCAAGCTCGTAAAGCTGGCGCACAAACACAAGCTGCTACTGCCGAACAAAAAGCTATTGCACAGCCATATACCCAACAAGGTCAGCAATTAGTTGCTCAAGCGCAACAAGGCACATTAAGTCCCGCAAGCCAACAAGCCTTAGATGCTGCAAAAGCGCAAGTTAATCAAGGTATTGCTAATCGTGGTGGTGTAGGTTCACAACAAGCCTCCAACCAAATTGGTAATTTGTATCAATCATTGCTTGATAACCAATACAAATACGGCTTGCAGATCATGCAGATTGGTGACAACATTACCTTGGGCGCTATTAAATCTGGATTGCAATTGGATCAACAATTACAAACTACTACCAACAATTTCTATGCTCAATTGGCTAGTATTGCTGCTGGTGGAACTGGTCAAATGCCTGTTGCACCTTCATTACAAACTCAGAGGACTTCATAATGGCTGAGATTGAACAAGAACAAAGCCCACAACTAAAAGAAGCCATTGGTGCTGATTTTAGGCAGTTTCCGTTTTTAAAAACAGAGCAAGCTGCCAAAGAAAAGGCTTCTGAAGCAAAGATTCAGTCTGAGGCATTGAAAACTTCTACTAAAGCAAAAGAAGATCGTAAGGCTTTAGAAGAAATATCTGCTAAAAATAAAGCTGACTACGAAACATACAAAAAATCAGTAGAAGAACAACCTAAATTTGAACCTACTCAAGATAACGCTATGGATCTGGGTGCTTTATTTAGCGTAATTGCCACGATGGGTGTAGCTTTAGGTGGATCTGGTAAATTGTCCTCAATGAACGCTTTAAACGCTATGGGCGGTATGCTAAAAGGCTGGCAATCAGGTCGTAAAGACTTATTTGCTAAAGAACAAGCCATTTTTGATAAAGAAACAACTAGAATTAAGACAATTAACGACAAATTATTAAAAGATTTAGAGCAATTGCAAAAGTTAAGCGTTACTGACAAAGAAGCAAGATTGCTATTAGCTGCTGAAGTCACAGCTAACAATCCAGGTGTAATTAAGTCTTTGATTGAATCAGGTCGGCTTGATGTTGCTGCTGATGTTGCAAAGCGCAATTCAGACATGATTTTAAAAATGAAAGAATTGGCTGCTAAACACAGCGTTTCTGGTAAAGCGTTAACAAAAGACATATTGCCAGCAATTCAAGGTATTCGTGGCATCAATGATTTAGAAACTCAATTAAATGATCCTGAAGTTCAGGCGGGATTAAAAGCAAAAGTAGCACCAATATTAGAAAAAATTGCATCTTTAGGTAAAAAAGATTTTGAAGCTGCGGTAAATGAAAATTTAACTGGCACAGACAAAACTACATTATTCCTTAAAAGTGCTTTGCTCGAATCGTATGCAATTGAAAGAGCAGCTTTGGGAGGTGGTCGTTTAACTGTACAAATGATGAAACAAGCTGGTCCAGTTCTTGATCCTACAAACTATAGACCTGAAACTTATAAAGCATTGTTAGAAGGAAGAAGAAGGCAGTTGTATAACAATTTGCAAGATTTAGGAATGAGTCAAAAAGACATTGAAGAAAAGTCTGCGGAACACGCTTATACACCTTATGGCAGCACACAAACTCAAGAAACATCCAAGAGAACTGTATCTGGTGCAGAAGTAAAACAATATTACGAAAAGCACAAAGATCAATTTAAAACTGAGGATGAGGCTAGACAATATTTAAAATCACAGGGTTACACCGTTCAGTAAGGAATAAAGATGCCTATTGATGATTTGCCAGCACCCTCAGGAAAAGTAACGGTATCAGGAATATCTGATCTACCTGCGCCACCTAAAGAACCTAGCTTTCCAGAAAAAGCAGAAGGCTTTGTCTATGGTCTAGCCACAAGTATTCCTGGCATGGTAGGTGATATTGAAACCATGTTGCCTGGTGGACCTGAAGTAGGAGCAAAAGGTCAGGGCGCATTAAAAGGTCACGAAACAATAGCTCCAACTACTGAAAACATTAGGGAAATGTTAACTAAAGTAGGCTTGCCACCACCTCCTAATCCTGCTGTAAAAGGCTATATCACTGCTGGTGAAATTGCTCCTGCTGTTGTTGGAGGCGGTAAAGCGGTTTATGAAAGCGGTAAAGCATTATATGGCTTGGGAAAAACCCTTGCTGAAAGACTTTCTTTAGGCAAAACTTCAAGAGAATTAGCTGAATCATTGCGATCTGCCACTGAAAAACAAGCGGGTCAAATTGCTAAACAAACTGGTCAAGAAATGACTGCTGCTGAGCAAAGATCTGCTATTGCGGGTAAAGCAGAAGAAAAAGCAGGTCGAGGCGGTGAAACAGCATTAAAACCATTGCCAGGTGTTACTACTGAAATGGAAGCGGGAAGATTTAAGCCTATTGCTCAGACTGCTCAAGATATTGGCACAAGAATTAAAGACTCTGCTAATAAAGTTATGGAAAATTTGCGTTCAAAAAGAAACGCCAACGCTGAAAAAAACAAACAAGCTGCTTTTGGTTATGCTTTTCAAAAAGAAGCTGCTGGACAAACTATTAAAGAAACCAAGGCTTATAACAATGCCCTTGAAGAAATTGATACGATGATTAAAAATCCTACAACGGGCTTATCTAATGCTCCTGTAGGTGAAATTGAAAATCAACTGAAAAAAGTGCGTGGAATGTTAGATCGCACCATTGTTGATGTTGATGGCACTGTTATATCCAGAGCGCCAGCCAGTTTTGAAGGTTTAGAAGATGCCAGAAGGTTCTTGCGTGATCGCTCTTTTGGTATGCCAGCAGAAGGATATGATGCTATTAGCCAACAAATGGCGGGTCGTTTAGCAGACCGTATTGAGGCAATTCAAAAAGAGTTTTCCCCTGGTATTGAGAAATTTTTAAAACAATATGCAGAAGATTCTGAGCCTTTACGGGTGTTTCAATCAAATATTGGTAAAGCATTAACCGATGTGCAATTGCCAAGCGGTGGAACTAATTTTGCTACAGTATCAGCTCAAAATATTCCAATCAGAGTATTTGATTCAAAAGAAAATTATGATGCTTTGATTAAAGCATTTGGTGGTGATCGTAAACTGGCAGAAGCCGAAGCCAAGCGTTATTTTGCCAGTCAATTAGAAAACATAGGCGATTCTAAAGCTGTAGAAAATTTTATTCGTAAAAAGAAAGCAATTCTTGTAGAAACCGATTCTTTAAAAATGGCTGAAAAATATGCAATAAATTTAAGGACTTACGAAAAACGCACTGGTGCTACTAAACAAGTCAAAGAGTCTGAATCAGAAATTGCTACTAAAAAACAAGCCTTGGTTAAAGATTATCAAACTTTTGAATCAAATCTTTCTGTTGCAGCCAATGATCCCGCTAAAATTACATCGGCTGCACACAGTCTTTCTAAGTCTATGTTAGAACATGGTCATATTAACCAAACTCAATATCGTGAATTAGAACGCCAAATTGAACGGGTAAGACAAACCACCAAAAATGCAACAACATTAAACCAACAAATGAAATTACTTGCTTATCGTGCAGCAGGATATGGTTTAGTAGGTGGTGGAGCAGCATATTTGACTGGCAAAACATTAGGCGGTGATTAAATGAGCAAGAAAAGTAAAGGCGTTAACCCCGATTTAGAGGAAGCAGTAAGCACCTTGTTAAAAGAGGTCATGGCGGATGAAACCGCTTCCTTGACTGATAAATGCAAGGTTATTGATCGTGCCGTCAACATTGAGAAACTCAAACAGAAGCTGAGTGATGAGGAATGGGGTGCGGGATTTGCTATTCCAAATGACGAAGATGATGAATAGGGTTAAACTATGATATTCATTAGTAAAGGGGATAATTATGGAAGCAGTAGCCTTGGTACGCCTAGCTTTGGCGGTCATTACAGACCGTTTGATTACGATTTTGGCTTTAATAGCATCAAGCGTGATGTGCGGTTGGACAATGTGGAATCCCATGTGGGAGAGAGTGGTAACTCTAGCAATATTTGTAGTATTCAGTTACCTTATAGTCAATGTAAAAGAGAGGAAACAAAATGAGCCTAAAACCGACAACTAAAGGCAGTGCAGGTGGTACACCTCATAAAAGACCATCAGAAAACAATCAGCAAGTATCTAAAGCTGTTCGCCCTCCATTACCTAGAGATGGATCTGCTGGCGGATTGAACACTTCTTTAGGTGGAAAGATGCCAGCAGGGTATGTTTCTGTATGGAATTTTGATGGTAATAAAAACACCAAAAACTCCGCTACAACTAAGCCTGGCAACGCTGGCGGTAAGGACATTTTCTAAATGGCTAATAATATTGCTTTCCAACCAATGGGGAAAACGGTGTCGGTATCTGTTTCAGGAGCTGCCAATACTGAATCTTCAATTATTACCATTAAGGCAGACAGTCCTGTTAATCAATATTCCTTGTCAAATGATGGCAATGCTACGGTTTATGTAGGTATTTCTGCTACAACACCATTCAATGTGGCTTTGCCAGGAACAGCATCAGGATATGTAATTCCTGTTTTAGCTAATTCCACACGCATTATTACTACTATTCAAACTGGTTTTAACAATGTGTACGCCAAGATTATTGGTAATGGTACTAATGCTAGTTGCTACATTACTCCAGGAGAAGGAATATGAATTATTTTGACCAAATTGAACCATTTTTGAACGCTATTGGCGCTGGTATTGGTAGTCAATCCCATACTGTTGCTTGTCAATTTGCTGCATTTTTAAGCGGTGGATCAAATCAACAATCAGAACCATTACCAGAAACGCCAGAAGAAATTACACCTGAAGGAACTCTAGAGCCAGCGCCTGAACCAATTGTTGAGCTTATTACAGAACCAACACCTGAAATCGTGCCTGAAATAGTTACTCCAATCGAAGGACTATAAATGAACTGGCTAACGCAAATAGCGCCCACAATCGCTACTTGCCTTGGCGGTCCATTAGCAGGTCTAGCAGTAACGGCTTTATCTAAGCTGTTTGGGGTTGCGCCTGACCAAGTGCAGTCTATGATTAACGATAACAAACTATCGGCAGATCAGATTGCAGCAGTCCAACAAGAAGAAATACGCTTTAAAGAGCAAACTCAAGCTCTAGGCTTAAATTTTGAACAGCTTGCTGTGGAGGATCGTAAAAGTGCTAGAGATATGCAAACGACTACTCAAAGCATTATCCCTCCTTTGCTTAGTATTCTTGTTACCGTTGGGTTTTTTGGCATATTGGCTTACCTTATGGTTACTCCTGCGGATACTGCGAATACACCCTTGATGATTATGCTTGGCTCATTAGGCACTGCTTGGACAGGAATCATTGCTTTTTACTTTGGATCTTCTGCGGGTTCACGAGCTAAAGATCAAATGTTATTTGAATCCACCCCCGCAAAATGAATTTAGAATTAAAGCGCACTTACTTTGGTAGCGACTTTACTGTCGGAAGCCTGTATGCAGATGAACAATGGATCTGTTACACATTGGAAGATAAAGTAAGAGAGGTAGAGGGAAAGCCTGTTAGTGAATGGAAAATAGCAGGTGAAACCGCTATACCTAGTGGAACATATCCCGTTAAAATTACTTATTCCAATCGGTTTTACCGAAATTTACCCTTGCTTTTTAATGTAGAAGGGTTTGAAGGAATCCGAATCCACCCTGGCAACTCCAATAAAGATACTGAAGGCTGTATTTTGGTAGGTCTTAAATGGGATGGAATAAGCGATTGGATTAGTAACTCAGTAGATGCTTTTAACAAGCTCTTTCCTTTTTTACAGGAAGCTACTGACTCGATCACTATTAAAATTGATAATGGATAGCCATTACAAATCACTGCTCAAAGCTGTAACTTGGCGCATTACAGGAAGTCTTGATACTTTTGTTCTATCTTGGATAGTGACAGGTCAAGTAAACCTAGCGTTCAGCATAGCCTTTATAGAGCTATTTTCTAAGATAGCCCTATATTGGTTACATGAACGCATCTGGTTAAAGATCAAGGTGCTGGAGTAAGTTGCCCTTCAAACAAGTAGCTTCCTAAATGTCCTAAGTTAGCCCAAGGCGCTGCAAACACTTTTCCACCCGCTAATCTCCAAATACGGCAAAAGTGATAATCCTCTGAAAGCAAGCGATTGCTATCAGGTTCAATCGAGGTAGCAAAGTATTCATGGATCTGCTCTGCGTGATTTAACTGACCTGAAAGATCTCCTACATCATTGGTGTAAGAAGGCACTGTTTTCTTGAGTTTCTCAAACACTTTGCGTTTAATTAGCATAAAGCCAGTACCGCCATTAAAGATCTCTACTGGCTGATCTATGGGAACAGTGACTTCACCCGCATAGTCAACTAGGTTAACTACAAAACTTCCTGTATGGCTCTTTAACTGGTCATTAGGAACACCCGCATCCATTGCTTGCTTGGTGCTATTCCAATTGATCTCTTTTTTAGGGTAGATACCGCAGATGATGTCTTTATCAGCTTGGATCATTCTCACAATGTCCTCTGGTCTGAATTTGATGTCTGCATCAATAAACATCAAATGGGTAGAGTTGGACTTCAAGAAAGTATGCGCTAAAGCGTTTCTAGCCCTAGTAATCAAGCTCTCGTTAAACATAAAGCTAAACTGAGTTTGGATTCCCGCTTGGCTTAATACGCTAATGGATTGCAATATCGACTGAGTGTAAAAGCCAGCGCACATACCGCCATACATGGGGGTGGCAATAAAAATAATCGGTTGTACGGGTTCTTTTGATACTGCCTTCTTCTTAGTTGCCATGATTTTCCTTAAATAAAGTTGTCGGTACTAGCGTTAATGACTTCGTTAATCAATATGTTCTTTCTGTCGTTAGAACACTCGTGCATACAAGTGGTCTTAGCATTGAATTTGTCCATATAGGCTTGTGTTTCCTTGCTAAACCATAGCTGATGGAAGCTCTGATCCTTGATAGATCCGATGCAACCAGTGCTGTCGTAAGCCTTGTTGTGGCACGCATACACCTTCATGTCAGCACCTATTACGGGTACGGTCTGCATAACGAAGCACTTGTGATAGCTTCTAGTATAAGAATGACTGCTCCCAGGAGTAGTGTTGTAAGTGCTGTTAACAGTAAAGCGATCATCACATATCTTTTGAATGTTTTTAAGCTGTTCATTAACTTCCTCTGCTATCGGTTTATGGTATTCATAAAAGTCTGGTACATACATTGGACTGAAACGCACATTTTCAACACCGCTATCTTTTAATAACTGGGTTAGTCCCCCAAGATTTTTGTAATTGTTGCGATGCACAATATAATTAACAGCCAGATCACATCCCGCATCTTTCATTCCCGCAAAACCCCTTAGATTGCGGATGATGCTATCAAAACTCTTTTCTGGCACATTCCTAAACCGCTTCATTTCCTCGCCATTGGTGTAATCCATTGATACACGCACCCACTTGGCTTTGGCTAAGACTTCCGCTTTTTCTTTAACTAGGTTCTGACCATTGGTGATGATGGATAGGTCCATCTTGAGAGCTAATGTTAAGCGCATGAAGTCTGCTATATCAGGGTGCATCAATGGCTCTCCACCCCCACTCCATGTAATAGCTTTAGTACCCATGTTAGCTAGGTCATGCAAGATCTCAATCATCTTATCTCTAGGGATGATGTCATCTTCCTTCATGTCCTCGTGCATACCGCTAACGATGTGTTCTTCTTCTCCACCGTCTTTTACCCTAAAACCAGTGCTGTACACGCAAAAGAAACAGCCATGATTACAAAGGTTAATTGGCTTGACCCGCACATACACAGGTGCAGTAACCTTCCCCGCCCCAAAAGAAATCAGCTTTTCTGGATGATGGAAGATCTTAAAATCACTGTATTTATTGCTTTTCACGCTAAATCCTTATATTCGACCAACATTACGGAATCAAAAGTCTTGCTGGCAAGGTCATAAAACACCTCAATATCACCCTCATCTTTCATTTTCCACACAGGAAAGCTCACCATTTGGCGTATTCCTTCGGTTAAATCTTGAGTATGGGTAGCGCCTGTATAAAGAGGTTTCTTGGTATTGCCCACAATGCAACGAATAATGACTTTTGGATGAAACTCACCATGAGAGATTTTGGCTATTTTGTCTAAATGGTTGACCATTGCATCCATTGCGTTCATTAAGAAGTCCATACGCTCAATAAAGACCACTGGGAGGTATCCCTTGAGTGATAGTCCTATTGCAAACCCCATCATCAGGTTCTCTGCTACAGGCATCTCAATAATCTGACTATCTGCCACTTCTTTTAGCGTACCTAATGCTCTGCCTTTTTTAAGACCATAGCCAATAAAACGCACTTGAGGGTTTTTAGCTAATTTGGTATTGGCTTTAGTAAGCTCATCCTTGTAGCTCATTTCTCTTGTGCCTCCGCATAACATTCTTTACAAGCACCGTCATCTACTCCATGCTGACAAGTCTTTGCTGGCACATTTAAAACTTCTAATTTTCCTGTAACGCCACCACACTTAGGGCAACACAATTTCAACGCCTCTATTTCAGCCCTTGCATTAGCAGCTTGTTGACCTTCATGCTTCCAATCTTCGTGCTTTGCTAGTATTTCTTTTTTAAGGAATTCTATTTCTTCTTTTTGTCCTCGATTTTTTTCAATTAACTTCATAATTTCTGAAGTTAGTTTTGTCATTTCAGCCCATTCATTTGCGTTCATTTAACATCCTTAAAAACAATGTGCTTTTTAGTACCGTTACCCGCATGAGGATAAGTAGGATCGTAGTTGTTGCGAATTACGCACCCTGGCAATCTAAATCTAAACTGATAAGGCAAGCGTTCCTCTAGCGTTGAATCTACGCTACGGTTGTTATCTTCAATAATGAATGTACAAGGTAGATCATGTCCTTGGACCATCATTACCGCCTCATAAAAGTGTCCTTGTTCTTCTGCACCATCACCTAAGAAGCACCAGACCCGATTAGAGCTACCTTCTTCTTTAAGTGCGTAAGCTACACCCGTTGCTATTGCGCAAGTGCCAGAAAGAATACTTGAAGTAAAAAAATGACGATCCCTGTCAAACACGAACATAGAGTTGCCATCAAGAATCTTTGCAAGAAGCTCATTTCTGGGAACTCCAGATAAAAGAGCATGATGATGATTGCGGTGAGTGCTAAAAATCCAGTCCCCATCTTGAACCTCCTTAAACAAATCAATTAAAAAGTCCTCGTTACCACCTGATAAGTGGATGAGGTAAGGCAAATCACCATCTTCCCAGTGATCCGCCACCTCTTTTTCAAAATCAATTAAATCTTGCTTATTCATTTAGTTCCAACCAGTTTGTAGAGCTTGTATTTCTTAGATTCATGCCATTTATCAAGGATTAAGTAACCTTGCGCCTTAAGTTCCCCTACCCTAGTAGATAGCTTCATCGTGCCAGCTTCTTTCAAAGCATCTAAGGGTGATTTCCAGCCTTTTTTAAGGCATTTAATAATTTCTTGCTTTTGAGTTAATTCCATAATTATTCTCCTGTTAGGTTAAGTGGTGAGCTGCTCAGAAAGACCCTCACCGTAGTCCACCTAACTACTTGGCTAATTCACGCCAAATTCGCATCTGAGCTTACGGAGTGATCCTCCATCCGATCAAGCATGACTACACAACCGCCACCCTTTTTCGGCACACCTCTTGTAATAGATACCCGTTGTACCTGGCAATCGTCATCGAAAACTCCAGCATCTTGTAAGGCATCCAAAATGGGCTTAATACAGTTGTCAATATCCATGAGTTTTTTGGATCTTGGATGTAAGACGATTTCAACCCACATGGGAGCATCCCCAAACTTAGGTACACGCCATTCCGCACAATATTCTGCAACATGATTTTTAAAATCCCTTCCCCGTTGGCTGATAAACCTACGATGCCCACTAGCAATCCAATAG